AGGTATCATTGTCTTGTGAGTTATCTGTATTCTGATTTTCTCCAGGATTATTATCTTGTCCGTCGTTGGATGAAGGTTCATCAGATCCAGGTGTATCCGTACCTGGAGATTCACCACCTTCAGAAGGTGTTTCGCCAGAAGGATCAGTTGGATCCTGTGGTTCTGGATCAACTGGAGGGTCTACTGGTTCTGGTTCAACAGGATTGGGATCAGTTGGTGGATTTTGTTCGGGCAAGTCAATATTAATTAATCCTCCACCAGTTAAATTTGAACTTTGTGTGCTTGGTATTGAAACGGTTGTTTCAGTATACTGACTTACAGGACCAGACCAGTTAGCAATTCTAATAGTATAAGTAGCACCTTCTGTTAAACCAGTTAGTTGAATAGACTCTGGCGCACCATCAGTGTTTAAAGTTTGACCTTCATATGGATTTTCTGCATCTGGATCATCTGTTACTACTTGATAAAACCAAGTATTTGCAGTATATCCTTCTGGTAATGATGCTGATAATGTTACAGTGCTACCGCTAACAACGGGGGTAGACAATATAGGTGCAGGTGTAGGAATATATGTATTAATAGTATTAGTTAATGTATTAGATTTTTCATTTAAAGAATTTTGAAGGTTTGTTTTTGATGTATTAGTATTATTAATAGCTGTTTGAACAGATGTAGTAGATGGTATTGCATTTACTAATTGTTGATTTTGTGTATTAACTATAACTACCGCCGATATTCTCTGATTAAGAGCAGCAAGTTGGGCATTTGCTGAATCAACAACTGCCTGTACTCCAGAATTGTCGGGTAAGTTGGTAGGAACTGTATAGTTTCCTTGACCTAAAGAACCCTGAAATTCATTGGCTCCGTCTGTATCAGTATCTAATATTGGTATTATTGTTCCACCTGTTGATTCACGATAGTTCCATCTAGCATTATCAACATATGGTCCTACACCAGATACTGTTGCAACCCATGCCCCAGTATTAGGGTTTACGTCTGCATTAAATCTTAATTGTGTTAATTGAACTGAAGCATCTGTAGTAGGAAATACACGGACATCCCATGCTATATCTAGTGTGCCAGCAGTTGTGGCATAAGTAATACCAGTTCCATAACTCCAAGTAGTCCAATCTAGACCACCTACAGAAATTGAGGGGGCATTTGGAGTAGAGTAATAGTTTGCTCCTTCATTTACACCAAATGTTAAAGTAGCATTAGATCCTACATAAATAGCATTGTATACTGTATTTCCCATTTGCATATTAAATGGAAGAATCATTTGAATACCAGCGTCATCTACATTTTGTAATACATCTCTTACAGTAGCAATAGTTGCTTGTAGATTATTAATAGCATCTTGGGCATTAGATATTGATTGATTTGCCTCTGAGAACTGTGTGGCTGCAGTAGTCATCGCTGTAGTAACATTGGTTCTTGCAGTTGTTGCTTCAACAAGTTCTGATTGGGCAATAATAGTAGAAATAGCATTAATAGCAGTTTGAGCATCAACTACTGTATCTTTTGCTTCTATAATTGTTAAAGAACTTTGATCTATACCAGTTGCATTAGTTACAGTAATAATTGCAGCATCCACTTCACCTACTGCCGAAGTTGCATTTGTTACTTGATTTGATAATGAGCTGGCTGCTTGTATAGCTTCATTTGCTTCTTCAGTTGCTATAGTTACAAGTGGAGCAACTGCTGCTGATGCTGTTTCTGATTGTGTTATCTCAGTATTAGCAGTTCCAAGAGCAACTACTACCGCTTGCTCTAAATCAGTTGCGTATACTGGCGACGGTGTAAATGTCAAAAATATTGATGATAAAAGCCCCACTAATCCCAGTCTGATTAGTATTTTTTTAATTTTTTTCTCCCGTTAACCCACCATGATTAACAAGATAATTATATCATTTTATATAAAAAAGAGAGCCAAAATTAATTGGCTCTCTAATTTTATTAGAAGGATTACTTCTTTTTAGCTTGTGCTGTAATTAATTTTTGCAATGCTGCAATTTGCTTGTTAATTTGAGCAATAAGAGCAACAATTGCTGACAACACTTCGGCATTTGTAACCTGTGGTGTAGTCGTTGCAATTGCATATGCAACTGTCTTTGCAGCGTCTGTTGAAACATATGCTGGCAAATCTACAACGGCATTATAAGAACCTGTGTTATTTCCTACAGTGAACTTATATGTCTTTGCACCATTTGTAAATGTATCTGCTGCAGTTGCTGCGGTAATAATTGTCATACCGCCTGCAGTTACTGATACATTTGCACCAACAGTAGCAGCATCATGTACTTTTTGAGCAGAAGCATCGCTTGCAGTGATTGTCAATGTTGCAATCTCACCTGGAGCATATGTTGTCTTATCCATAGATACTGAGTATTTTGCTACGCCAGCGCCACAAGCAGCAGTAAATTCATTTGAATAAACTACTGAAAGATCAGCCAAAGTATACTTTAAGCGAACTGGAGATGATCCAGATGTCGCTGCACATGTCCATCCACCAGTCTGTACTACAGTTGCTGATGAAGCTCCTGCTACAGAAACTGCAGTAACTTGTGCTGTATATTTTGCAGTATCAGCAGATGGAGTAATATCTGCTAGTTGATTACCAGCAGCATCCTTGACTACAAAGTCATAGGTTCCTGTTCGTGCTCCACCAGACTGTGCAATATCTACACCAGATACTACGATTGATGCAGGTACGCCAGTGAATGTAATTGTCTTGCTTACAAAATTTGCTCCATTAAATGAAACAGTAATTGTTGTAGTTACTGGCTTATTTGCATTTGCAGTTCCTTGCTTAATATGCAAAACTCCACCAGTACCTGTTTTAGCAGCAAATGAAACTTCTGTAGAAGGCGCTGCATCCCATGCAACAATTACTCCATTAGTTGCAGAAGCCTGAATAACACCAGATGTTGACATTGTGTCTCCATAGCCGTCTTTAGCCAAGACATTTACATATCCTGTGCCATTATTGGCAACTACAGTTGAGTTGGCAACATCTACATTTGTATCTAGTGTTCCAGCAGTTCCGTTAGCCTGAACACGACCAAAGCTATCTGCTGCTGAAAATACGTCTGTTTTTCCAGTTGCTGTAGCATAAATAGTCTTGATATCAATTGTAGAAACGGTTGATCCAACCTTCTTCTTTTGTGTAATTGTAATTGTTCCTGCCCCAGTAACGTTAACCAAAACTGGCGTAGGAAGACCTACATCGCTAGTTGTTGTAGCGGTGAAGGTAAATAGCTTACCTAGATTGGTAAGTGTTGGTGTTGCTGGATTTGCTACTGCCGTATAGTTACCGAAAATAGCTGGACCAGAAATCTCCAACGAAACGTAATCTCCTGCAGTTGCAGCAAGAGTATCAGATGTTGTTAGCGCAACAATTGCATTAACAGCAGCCTCAGCCTTGTCAGCATCAGAAGATAGTACAGTTACTCCACGAGCACCATTAGCGAGAGTTGCGGATAGTTCATACCCACCACTTACTGCTGCAGAAGCTTGCGGGAGAGTAACTAAAAATGTGCTTGATACGGCTGCAGCCATAATCAAAGCAATCTTTTTAAATGAATTCATTTTTCTCCTTGTATTTTTGTTAAATTAATTTGTAATCACTGAGATAATTCCTAACATCGTCAGGTATTTCCTCAGTATCCAATTCTACCATAGCCCTTTGCTTTTCTGCAAGTCGGGAGGCAGAAGACCAAGTATGAATATCTATTTCTACATTAGAATCTCTACTTGTGTGAGATATTGCTCCAAATACCGCCCCACAAACGGCATCTGCCAAGTCTTTTGATTTCTTGCGTGGATGATCTACACGATTATTTCTCATAATCTTAAGTTCACTCATTTCTTCAAGAAGCAAAGGTATTTTTGGCATTGCAATTCTTTCTTCATAAATCATCATGGCTAAATCTTCATAATGTTTTTTAGCAACAGAAACAGTATCAGTTCTCATTCCAATAGCCTTTAGCTCTTGTTGAATATCAAAAGACTGCCATCTATCAAATGTTACCATTCCAATATTGAAACCTTCTCTACGAAGATTCATTATCCATTGTTTTACTTCTGATAAATTTACAGGACCTTCTACTTTAGGTTCCCACCATGCAACTGCATCTACAATTACAATAGGAGCAACTTGTTCATAGTCTTTTATTACCTGCACATTTACCCATTTATCCACATGCGCTATTGCTACAGCACATTTATCATGTTTTTGAGCTAAGTCAGCATGTATATAATAAATTTTATCAGGATCTGGCTTAAAGGATGTTTCAAATCTTCTGAAAGAATCTATAGGATTTCTAAGTGTCATACATTTTTCTAATTTATCTCTTTGTTTAAAAAATGCATCTGATGAAAATGTTGGAACACAAACAAATCTCATCATGGCATCACCAAGATCTGTTAAAAATGCAATCTTAAAATCTTCTATTTTACGAGTAGGATTTACTTCCCATGTAGGTCTTTTAAGAGCAAATACTTTAGGATATTTATAGGAAACAATATAATCTTCTTCCCATACTATTTCAAATTCATTATCTGGTCCTTCTGGTAATTCTGGATTAATAACAAATTTATGTCTTTTTTCTATTACTTCTTTTTCCATAATTACTTCTTCATACCGTTTTGAGATAAAGTCACCTTGGTAACGTGGGAATGAAAGTAAAACTACCTTACCAAGATCTGGAAAACGAGAATCTACAGTACCACGAAATGCTTTATATATATTGTCTGCTGTTTTACCTTGTTCATTTCCAGTTCCAACCTCATTAGCAAACCCTGAAATCTCATCAAGAACTGCTAAAAGCAAGTTTAAACCTTCGTGAGATTCTCTTTCAGAATGTCCAGAATAAACTGTAATAGATTTATCAAACTCAATTGAATCTACCTTTGCATTATACTTACCTGCAAACCAAGAAGACTTTTCTATTTTTGTTTTGAATCCTTTGAAGAATACG